TTCATCTTTTAAATGTTTAACATCTTCAGACAAATCAATGTTTTTAGACTTTAAGATTTCATTTTCGATTTTTAAGTCTTTAATCCTATTTTCTAATTCAGCTACTAATTTCAAATCTGGTCTATTTTCCAAAGTCAATCCTCCCTCTGCGCAGTCTTAACTGCCTGTATTCTTCAATTTTTTTATTTCGACTAGTTTCATCTAGAGCCATGATTCTTGCTGCATGCTCTTCTGATAGGCCGAAAAATGTTGTTAATGTTAGTTCCATCAGAACCTCTTACTTTCTGCATTATCTGGATATTTAAAAATATTGTTTTTTGCACCTTTGATTATGCGATCGACAAAAGCAGCATCGTAGATTTTCATAAGCTCAGCTCTACTAAAATTTGTATTAATGATAGTATTTGTCCGATTATCCAAAATATTAAATAAAAACGTATATGTCCAACCGCTAGCAGATTTAATGGTGTTACCTGTGGTTGACTCCTTGCCTAAGTCATCAAGTATCAGATAATCACAATTGATGAGAAGCTTTGACATTCTTTCTTGCGAATATTTGCTATTTTTTTTATCGTCATAATCGAATGTATCTTTGACTAGTCCGGACAACAAAGGTACCGAAACAAATATCACACTCTTTGATTGATTGTAAGATTTAAACATCTCGTTAATATTTTTAGCAATACTCATAGACAAGTGGCTCTTGCCAACCCCTGGAGGTCCTTGTAAGAGGGAGTTACCTTCCATTCCTTTAACATAATCTCTGGTGATTCGTTTGGCATAGTTTAGCGCTTTTGTATCTACAGCACTATGTTCCTTGTAGTTTTTCAACGTAGCACTAGCAATTTCCTTTGATAAAACGCTCTCTTTATAAAACACTTTATAACCCTTAGCTAGCAACGACTGGTTGTTGTACGCAATGTCAACCGCATTACTTTTCGTTTGGATATACTCTGTTGTACATTGCCAACAAAATTCTGTTTCTCTATTGCCATGATTTGGCATTTTCCTAGCATAAATTGGCATCTCGTGCTTTTCGCATGTTTTTCCAGTATCTCTAATAACACCATTCTCGAGCATGCTCTCTCTTGTCATTAACCCAAAAGCCATAGATACCTCCTAAAATCCATATTTCGGATCTGGTTTCTTAAGCTCATCTAACTCAGCTTGCGAAAATCGTTGGCCTTGTTGCTTCTGGTAATAATCACTTTTAGCAACTTCTGGCTGATTGAGATAGCTCTCAAACTTGCTAGCATTAAACAAGGTTGATGGCCTGAGATATTTTTCCATGTCAGAATTTACCCACTCGCTGCATTTTTTATCTATGACAGCTTTGAAATCTTCTAAAGTATAACTATCTTTTAGTCTCGCTTTGACTAAATCTGTGTTTGTTTTTACAAACTTATAGTTAGAGTTCATTTTTTGGTTGAGATAAGCTATTGGGATACGATAATCAAAATTTTTGGGATTACCTTTTTTGACTCGTTCGACATATTCAGATTCAAGCCAGCTTGGAAAAGTATATTCAGTCGTGCTTTGCTCGACATTATATTCTTTCTCTTTATCTAACTCTCTCTCTTTCTCTTTCTTTTTCTCTATCTCTATCTCTATCTCTGGTGTACATTTGTACAACATTTGTACACCGCTGTTTTTTTCTGTTCTTAATTTTCGTATCCTGTCAGCCTCAGTGCTTGATTTACCAACAAAATTTTGAATGTTAGTCATATATATAGCGCCATTATCAAGAATTTCAATTAGCTGTAAGTCTCTAAAGATTTGAATAGCCTTTTCGATAGTCCCAACCTGATGCCTTGTAATTGTTGCAAGCATTTGTGCGTTGTAAGGAATAAGGTTATTAAACATTAATAAGCCATCATTTTTTAAACTTCTTAAATATAGCTTGAGCAAAATATTGCTATAAATATAGCCATCAGGCATGCTTTCCAATATAATTGCTTCATCGCTTTCAAAAAAATTTTCTTTTAATTTAAGATAGTAATACTTTTTGTTATCTGCCATTCAATACTCCTTAAAAAGGTCTATCCTTGCCCCAGACTTTCCCACACGATCCTGGAGTGGGTAACTCTATAAAATCCGTGCGTTTTGGTCTCTCAACCTTACGTACAACTTGGTAGTTATCTAACACCGTCTCAACAGTTTTAGTGATTGTCTTTTGATTGCTATTGCGATTGCCGAGATATGCAAGCAAAGCAATAAATGCTAGTATTGCTATTCCTGTCATTGGATTTTCCATATCATACTCCTTTTCTAAATCCACTTGTTCGTAGAAATCTATTGACATCCGCTAGGTCATATAGCACTTTCCCGTTGAGAGACGAACGTTTAAAACTAAAATTGCCTTCATCTCTCCACTCACTCAACTTAGTGCGTCCCCAGCCGGTTTCTTTTTCGAGTTGTTTCATCGTCACCCATTCAATAGACTTAGAGTTTTTTGTCTGGGCTATTTTTAGTGCTTCTCTGTTTAAAGCAATTAAATCTTCAAGTAATTCTTTTCTAAAATCTGGACCAAAAATTTCAATCGCCATGTGCATCTCCTCCTCTTTTGTGTTATAATCTAAGTAGTTATTTTCGTAAGTCGCTGTCCCCGCAGTGGCTTTTTTCTTATCTAAATTCGTCTAAGCTGATACCTTGATTTCATCTTCACATCAAGAATTCAAAATGCCGTTTGTCTACTTGTTTACAGACCAAATAATCGGTGTTTCGCTTGGGAAATATTCGATTGGTCAGTAATCTCTAGTTTCTCGGCTAGCGTTTTGGAATCTACTGTTACCGCAATAGATTCTTTTTTATTTCCGCTATACGGATATTGTTTTGGTCTCATATGGTTCTCCTTTCTGTGGTATAATTTTTAATAAAAACGAGGTTTACTTATGTTAGACATTGATACACAATTTATAGACGCAATCAGTAAAATACTATCTGACTATGTTTCTCATTCTGATGTCCCTCGCTCACAATCTCCTTGACAACTGCACTAATACTAGGAGACTTGATTAGCAACTTGTAAAATTCTGCTGTCACCTCAGCTAATCTAATCGCTTCATCATCAATTGGGCTATTGTAGTCTTCTAGATGATGAAGTTTTTTCGTTAGTTGCTCAGATAAGTGCTCTGTTTGTATGAATATTGACTTTTGAAGTCCTGAAATAGAACTCATCAACTCCATTTCATTATGGCTTAAAATTTCTTCCATCCCTTCTCCTTTCTAAGCTACATCGCCTTTTTCTAAACTGGCAGATATTCCTGGTTAAGGAATTTATTAATAAAGTATTGTTGCCCCTTACCAGTAACTTTTGGGGTTACATTTGTTGTAGTGTGACCGTCAGAGTGATTGATGGCTGTTTTTTTGAGTTCAAACAATCCAAGTTGCATACTTTTTTGCGTTGGCTGATTCCAAGACTCACCACGACGACTGATTAGGTAGCCATTGGCTCGCAACCACTGAAATAGCTTATTCTGACCAATATCAATCCCATTCTGTTTCAGGATTTTAGCTAGCTCACCAATCAGACAAGATGATTTGCTAGCGCTCACAGCGTCTGCAAACAGTACTTTAGGCTTGTCTGCTTCGATTTGAGCTTCGAGCAACTTCTTAGCTTCACGCTCTTCTTTAAGTTTCTGCAAGGTCGCGATAGCAAAATCTGGATTATCTAGCAATTCATCAGTGGCAAACATGCCGTTTTTCCGAATGCTTGGTAATACTTCTGATGTGACCCACCGTTTAAACTCTTTGGCTTGTGGCAACTTGCTAGATAAGATGAGAGAGTAGAGACCTGACTCGTTGATGATGGTCATCGTTTGAGTTCCGCCGAGGGTGCCCTGAATTGGGGCGTCCTTTTTGTCTTCATCGTCAACATGACTAGCAATTGCATTTCTTGCTTTTGCATAACCCAAAATCTCTGCGACATCTTTACCTACAAAGTAAGGCTCATTATCAATGGTTACTGTTCGGACTTCTTGTCCTTTAAATTTGTAAATTTCGTTCACGCTATCTCCTTTCTAGTTCCCTTCAAATAATTCCCATGGCTCGCGAATTCCAAGCTTGTCTGAGATATGTTTTTTAAATTCATCACTTCCGTGTCCTTCGTTTAGCAAACGTGTAATCATCGCCGCACTCACTCCTGCGACTTGAGCTAAATCAGAACGATTCCAGCCTTTTTGGTCCATCTTTTTTTTGACTAAATCAAGCCATATTTGATGTTGTTGGCTCATGCTATACCTCCTTCTTTGTAAAATTAGTTAAAAAGTTAGTAAAATGATTGACAAATAATAATCAATAGATTAAAATTAATGCATAAAGAAAACGCTTGATAAAACAAAGTCAAATCAATGCCGTTGCTCGCCAAAGCTATTATTTTTTTGAGTAAGTTTTAACTCGTTGTTTTACTAACACTTTAACTTACAAGATATATTGTAATCTATTGATTAAATAAAGTCAACTATTTTAATCAATTTATTTCAATATTTTTTGTCAATCTCTCTAGAAAGGTTGATATAGCAATGTTCCCAACGTTTGAAAAGATAAAGGAATTAGCAGATAGACAAGGTATTTCCATCAATAAATTGGAGGAAAAATTAGGGTATAGTAGAAATACAATCTACAATTTAAAAACCAAAAAACCAAATGCTGAACGAATTTCAGAAATCGCCGACTACTTCCAAGTATCAACAGATTACTTACTTGGTAGGACAGATAATCCTAAGATTGCGCAAGATGGACACGCTTCGGTCGCAATTGATCTAAAAAAAGATGCAGAAGAGACTTTCTTCTTCGACGGTCACGAACTCAACGACGAGGATATAGACCTTATCACATCTATATTGGAAACGCGCATCAAAAATAGAAAATAGAGAGGACTGCTCTATGATGACACCAGAAACAGCCTGTCAGGAAAAAGGAATTGATTTAGTGTACTTTGACGGTAGGGGTACAAACACCCCTGGAATGTTTAATAAAAAACACAACGTCATTGCGATTGACACCTATCTTGACGGTATATATAAACACAAAGTCATCTATCATGAACTAGGACATAGAGAACATACTGCGAGTTATTACAAACTAAACAAAGAAAAAGCAGAGCTACAAGCAGATAGATATATGATACACCATCTCTTAAAAGAAGAGCTATCCTATTGGGATAATATGGAGGATTTCAACTACATCCAATTCATGGAAAAGTATGAACTGATCTCGCTTGCTGACGAAGTTATGGTTAAAGAAGAATTCAAAAATTTAATGTTAGGAGATTTATGATGAAGAAAAACAATGGTGCTTTAAAAATAATATTAATAATTATTGCTCTGGCATTTTTAATAACTATATTAGCAATCCTTATGCCGGTAGCCTTTATTTGTGGAATTATAGCAACATGGTACTATACAAAGAAAAAACCTAACCAAAGAAATAGAAACATTGCTATCGCAGTAGCAGCTATTGGGTTGGTCGGCAGTATATTTTTAACACCAAGTATAATAAATAATTCCAATCCGGAATCAAAGTCAACAACGACTACAACTACAACTTCATCATCAAAATCTGTTGATAATAAAAAATCTACTAGCGCAACAACATCAAACAAAAAAGAAACTACTCCAAGTAAGACCGAACCAACTACCAAAAATGATGGTCCAAAATATACTAAAGAATCTAATGCAGAGTTCGCCACAGTATTTCAAAATGTATTGAATAATGCGCTTGCTGAAAGTGGTATGTCTACAACTGTACGTGTCGAATACTATGATAATACTCTAATTTATGTTTATGTTCCTCAAGAATACAAATATGAAACCAATGTAAATATTCAACGGCTTGCAGACACTATTTATCAAGCAAAAGAAAATAAGTTTAATGAATGGGCCATTGATAAAGGGTACGACTTAGGATATACTCACTCTCCTACACTTTATCTAAAATCAGAAGATGACACCGTTCTAGCTGAAGAAAGTGGCATTCTCAAGAAAAAAATGAAATTAAAAATTAATAATAGTTAATAGAAAAATAAAAAGCCCCACGCTCAACTTTGGTCGGTGCGAGCGTGAGGCAAAACTGTAATTGACCTTTACTAAGGTCTTTTACTATACTTTATTAGTTAAATTTGGAGATGATAACCAATGCGAATAGAATCATATAAAAAGAAAAACGGTACTACTGCTTATCGTTTTCGAGTATATATAGGTGTTATTGATGGAAAGAAGAAATATATAAAGCGTAGTGGTTTTACATCTAAAAAGCTGGCAAAGCAAGCGTTAATAAATCTACAACAGGAAATAGAAAACCCAAAAGACAAGTCAACGTTATTATTTAAAGATTTAACAAAAATCTGGCTAGATAATTATGAAAAAACCGTTCAAGGCAGCACATATTTAAAGACAAAAAGAAATATCGAAAATCATATTTTACCTTCCCTTGGCAGTTATCAAATAAAAGATTTGACACCCTTGATTATCCAGAAATACGCTGATGAGTGGTCAACTAAACTCAAATATAGCTCGAAGATTGTTGGCATTGTACGCAATATTTTAAACCACGCTGTTAAATTCCAGTACATCACTTCCAATCCATCAGCTCCAGTCTCTGCCCCTAAAATTCAAAGAACGATAAACAAGAAAAAGGATTACTATAATAAAGACGAGCTAAAAGAGTTTATGCAATTAGTATATAATACTGATGACATTAATATAATAGCAACTTTTAGGCTCTTAGCATTCACTGGTTTGCGAAAAGGAGAAATGCTAGCTTTGACATGGAAAGATTATAGAAATGGAACGCTAGACGTTAATAAAGCTATTACAAGAGATATCGCTGGTGAGCACATTGGTCCCACAAAAAATAAGTCAAGCGACAGATTAATTAGCTTGGACCCCGAGACGATGAATGTACTTGACAACCTTCACAAAACATATCCAAAAACGAAATATATTCTTGAATCAGCTTCAGGTAGGTGGATTTCGCCTACACAACCTAGAAGATGGCTTGTACAAATATTAAGGGATTCAATATCAAAACTCGAACCAATACGAATACATGGATTCAGACATACACACGCTAGTTTGTTGTTTGAATCTGGACTTACTCTAAAACAAGTGCAGCATCGTCTAGGTCACGAAGATTTGAAAACAACCATGAATACCTATGTACATATTACTGAAACTGCAAAAGATGAAATTGGAACTAAATTCTCTAAATATATTGATTTTTAA